ACAAGCGAGTTAAAAATGGCTGAAAAGTGGATACAAAAGGCAATTAAAAAGCCCGGTGCTTTACGCAAAGAGTTAGGCGTCAAGGAAGGCAAGACTATTCCTGCCAAAAAACTAGCTTCCGCTGCAAAAAAACCCGGCAAATTAGGGCAGAGAGCTAGACTGGCTGAAACCCTTAAAGGCATGAAGAAATAATGGCATATACCAGTGGTAATTCTACATTTAACCTTGACCTCACTGAACTTGTCGAAGAGTCATTTGAGAGATGTGGCTCGCAATTACGCACTGGATATGATTTAAAAACCGCCAAGCGGTCTATTAATCTTTTAACCATTGAGTGGGCTAACCGTGGTATCAACTTTTGGACAGTTGAAGAAATCTCTATTCCATTAGTTTATGGTCAAGCACTATACCCAGTTGGGGCGGATACGATTGATATTTTAGATTTGGTTACTAGAACCAATAATGCAAGCGCATCTAATCAGCAAGATATCAATTTAAACCGTATTTCAGAGTCTACTTACTCTACTATTCCTAATAAATTGACATACGGACGTCCAATTCAAGTTTGGTATAACCGTCAAACTGGTAACTCTAATGTTTATACGGGCGTCACTTTAGCGGCTTCATTGACCCCAACGGCAACTACAATTACCCTTAGCTCTACATTTGAAATGCGCTCAACTGGATTTATCCAGATTGACAATGAAATCATTGGATATGTCAATATTTCAGGTAATCAGCTATTAAACTGCTATCGTGGTCAATATAATACTGTAGCGGTGTCTCATAGCGTCGGAGCGCCTATTTATGACCAGCAATTACCATCTTTGGCAGTATGGCCCACCCCAGATAACGGGACGACCTATACGCTTGTTTATTGGCGTATGAGACGTGTTCAAGATTCTGGAACGGGTACTTATGTCCAAGATATCCCATTTAGATGGATTAACTGTTTGGTTGCTGGACTATCTTATTATCTTTCTATGAAGATTCCGGGAATTGATATTCAGCGCGCTATGGGTTTAAAGCAAGAATATATGACTCAGCTTGAACAAGCTATGGAAGAAGATAGAGAGGATGTGTCTATTCGATTTGTGCCACGCAATCTGTTTTATGCGAGGTAAGTAATGCCAACACGGTATGCTTCAGCTAAACACTCAATAGCCGAATGTGACCGCTGTGGTCAACGTTTTAAGTTAGTACAATTAAAAAAACTAACCATTAAAACAAAGTTGGTAAGTATTAAGGTATGTCCAGAGTGTTGGGACCCAGACCATCCTCAATTAAGATTGGGTATGTATCCGGTGAATGACCCTCAGGCGGTAAGAGAACCAAGACCAGATATTAGTTATTATGCTTCTGGAGTAAATGGTTTACAGATACAACAGGGCGGAAACACTTCTGTTACAGAAGCTGGATATCCTGAAGGTGGTAGTAGAGTATTTCAGTGGGGCTATGCTCCCGTTGGAGGCTCTAGTGGTTTTGATAGAAACCTAACTCCTAATTATTTGGTTGGGAAAGGTAATATTAATTCAGTAACAATAACAGTAACTTAGGAGTTAAAAATGGCAAAGATGGAATCAAAAAAAGCAGATATGAAGCAAGATAAAGCTATGGCTGATAAGGAAATTAAAAAAGCTATGAAGCAGCACGATGCTCAAGAGCATAAAGGTGAACACACCAAGCTCAAGCTCAAAAAGGGCGGCATGGACGCTAAGAAAATGGCTAAAGGTGGTGTAACCCAAGCAAACTTGCGTAGCATGGGTCGTAATATGGCTCGTGTAGCTAATCAAAAGTCTTCTTCAAGAGGTCGTTAATATGGCAATCGCAAAAAATGTAAAGCCAACAACCAAGAATTCTTCAAAAATGGTAGTTGGTAAAAATCGTGATGACAAACCAGCAAGTGACTATGCCCGTCCACACACAATGGCAGGAAAGTCTATTGACGGTACAGAAGTAATGAAGGATGGCGAATATGGCAGAACTAAGTCAGCCAAAGACGCATCTATTAGCGACCCATTAACAAATGGCGTTGCCTATGGAACCGGTAAAGTAAAAACTGAAGGTCTTGAGACCCGTGGTAATGGTGCGGCTACTAAAGGTCGTATTGCTAGAGGACCGATGGCGTAATGAATTACGAGACCCTGCTAAACAATATACAGACATACGCTCAAACCAATGAGCCTACGTTTGTTGCTAATATTCCGTTCTTTGTTGAGCAGGCTGAAACTCGTATATACAACTCGGTTCAAATTCCATCATTGCGTAAAAACGTTACAGGAACATTTAGCTCTGGCAACCAGTATTTAACTTTGCCGTTTGACTGGTTAGCCACGTATTCTATTGCTGTAATTGATTCTAGCGGTAATTACACTTATTTATTAAACAAAGATGTCAACTTTATTCGTGAAGCGTATCCTAATAATGGCTCAACATCTTGGACTATGCCTAAGTACTACGCTATTTTTGGTAGTTCTACTTCTAATGTTAATGAGCTAACCGCTATTGTTGGTCCTACTCCTGACTCGTCTTATAGCACTGAGTTACATTATTTTTACTATCCAGTGTCAATTGTTCAAGGCGTTACAGCTACTTTAAATGCCACTTTTACCGCAGGTACTTTATATAGCCCCGGCTTATATCAAAATATTTCAATGACTGGCGGTTCTGGTTCGGGCGCTACTTGTGATATTTTAGTCAACGGTAGTGGCAACGTAGCAACTGTCACCTTACAAAATGGTGGTAGTTTCTATCAGGCTGGAGATGTATTAAGCGTAGCCTCAGCCGATATTGGCGGTACAGGCTCAGGATTTACCATTAGCATAGCAACTGTTAATAACGCACAAGGTCAAAGCTGGCTTGGTGATAATTATGACCCAGTACTATTTTATGGCGCTATGCGTGAAGCAATGCTGTTCCAAAAGCAGGAACAAGACATTATCAAGTATTATGAAGATAAATTCCAAGAAGCTCTTGCTGAAATGAAACGTCTTGGCGATACTTTAGAACGTGGCGATGCTTATCGTGAAACGCAAACAAAATTACCATATAGCAAAGCATAATGCCAATAGTTCAAGGTCAAACCACCTTATTTAAAGCCAACATTTTGTCAGGTTTGGAGAACTTTACCCTGAGTTCTCCTTATACCTATAAGATTGCTTTATATAATGCGAACGCTAATTTAAACAATACAACTACTGCCTATACCTCAGTAAATGAGTCAACTGGTAGCGGATATACGGCTGGAGGACAGATTTTGACAATCTCCAACCCGCCAACCCAAGATACAGCGAATAACATTGCTTTTATCTCGTTTAACAACGTTATTTGGACCGGAAGCATTACCGCAAGGGGTGCGTTGGTTTATAATGCAACCACTGGGGCGGCTTGCTTTATTTTGAATTTTGGCAGCGATATTACAAGCGCAAATTCATTTACAGTAACATTCCCAACCCCAACATCAACAACAGCAGTACTGACAATTAGTTAAGGAGTTTTACATGGAAAAATCGAATATTGGAGACATCAGTACCGCTGCGGTAACTCGTGGTGCTGGCTCTGAAGAGTTCTTGGGAATCCAAGGATATTATGACGTTAAATGCTATGACAAAGATGGCAATCTCAAGTGGGAAGAAAAAGCTCCTAACTTGGTGACTGCCGTTGGTAAAGGAGCATTGTTTGATTATTATTTTGGTGCAACTGGTACTGGTGGAGGTACTGCTTCTGGCGCTAACTATCTTGGATTGGTAGGCAGTGCTTCTGCAACTGCTAACTATGTACAGTCTGACACAATTTCTAGCCATACTGGTTGGATTGAAGTGGGCGGTACAAACGCTCCAGCTTATACTGGTAACCGTCAATCACCAAACTGGTCTGCTGCAACCAATAACGGTTCTGCATCTCCAAGCAATATCGTATCTAAAGCTGCTTCTGCTTTAACTTTCTCTATGACAAGTTCAGGCACAGTATTTGGTTGCTTTATTAACTCTGGCGCAACAGCCTCTGCTACTAAAGATTCCACTACTGGTATTTTGTACTCTGCTGGTAACTTTACTGGCGGTAGC